TTATTCTCCGTCGAGCTTTTCCTTCCGCTCCAGCACCGCCGCCAGCTCATCCCGCTTGAGATACCGTTCCGGCCCCGTGCCGTCCACAAGCCCCGCTTCTGTGGCCCGTTTCCAAGCCCCCTCTTTCTGAGACCACTCCGGCTCCGGCAGCGTCGCCGCATGCCGCTCCGCCTTCTGGAGCAGCTGGTAGGCCTGCTCGTCACTCATCTCGTTCAGCAGCTTGTTGATGTCCACCTCTTCATCCTCCTCCGATGTCTCCGGCAGCGTCGCCGGGCGTTCGATCACAAAGTAATACTTCACCTGCCGCCGGAACAGGGTGTAGTCACCCCGGGTCCTGGCGGCTTTTGTGCTGGCCGGGTCATTGATGTACACAGTGTTCCCCTGGATCTCCCACACCAGCACGAAGTGTCCAGAGCTTGTCCACAGCCCAGGGCCCATGCAGGCGATCACCAGGTTCCCCTTGTCGATCTCCCCCTTGGCCTGGGCGTGGAGGCTGCTGTTGGGGTTGTCGTACAGGCTGCTCCAGTTCATCTGCCGGCAGGTCAGCCCATACCGGGCAGCCGCCGGGGGGAAGTAGCCGTAATACGTCCCCTGGTGGGGCGCCTTATAGCCGTGTGCCAGCGCCCAGGCGCACTCCGTGGCTGGGGTGACCTGGGGGTCTGCCCAGGTGGCCAGGACCATGGACATGGCCGTGGGGCCGCATCCAGAGGCCCCGATGGTGGTCTTCTCTCCCCGGGCGGAGTAATCCTTGGCGGACCACCGGGGATCGGTCTGTAAGTAGGATACCGGCTGCTGGTTCATTCTGCGCCCTCCTTTGCCTGCTCCACCTCCGGCAGGCCGGCCACCGAGGTCAGCAGGGACACCACGGCTGCCAGCAGCGCAGAGGACAGCACCACGATCCAGTCCACCTCCGACAGCACCACCGAGGCGCCGATGACGCCCAGGCAGGTCTGTGCCATGGTCTTCACTGCCCGGATCCCGGCCGCCTTCCACCACTTCTTTGCTGTTTCACTCATAAAAACACCTCCAACTTGCAAACTTGCTGAAGATCTGGCTAAACATCCTTGGAGATCTCCAGTTGATCAACCTCGTCCATCACGATCTTGAGGTGCCCATTCCCGCCCAATCCCTTGTAGGCGTTGTACATCTCAATGAGGTTCTCTTTCTCTTCCAGCGTGATGGCGCCCCGTTTGATGTACGACGAACCGAGCCAGTGGACCCGATCGACCATGATCACACGCTGGGCTGCCATGATAGCATCCAGCTTTTGAGACGAAGACCTTTTTCGCTCCCACCGGTGATTGAGGACAGCTACCACGATAGTAGCCACCCCGCTGCTGCTCACGATGGCAAGCAGAAAGGAATAAAGCGGATCCATGCGGGCACCTCTCCTTCCATGTTATTCTTCGAGGCTCACCGGCCCCAGGTCCTCCCACCCCTGCGGATACTCAGAGGGGGCCCACACGTTGTTCTTCATGGTGGAGCGGTAGACATGCCCCCCTTCGGTGCAGCAGTCCCCTTCCCCGTAGGGGCTTGTGGCCAGGGCCACAAACGGCAACGCCTTGGCCGGGTCGGTGGACCAGTAGAAGCCCCACTGGGCCTCCAGCTCCTCAGGCTCCTGGGTGTAGATGGTGCTGTCATAGGGCTGGAGCAGCCTCACCAGCCGCCCAGCCGTACTCCGGCATACGAATCCCGCCTTGCGCTCCAGCATGTTGTGGAGGGCCACAGCGGCCTGAAAATCAGGGATGCACTGCTCCTCTGCGTACAGCTCGGTCCCGGTCATGTCCGGGGCGCCTGCCTGAATTCTCTGGGCCTGGGACAGGCCGGTGTCCCGCATCGTCTGCAGGACAAATGCTTTGTCATTACTCAACGGAATTTACCCCCTCTCGGATAGCCGCCGCTAGTTCGCCGTAGGTGACATAATCATCAGGATCTGGTTCTGGTTCGGGTTCTGGCTCGGGGCCGGGATCCGGTGGGAGAGGTTCCACTTCATAGGTATAGCCATTGGCGGAACAATAGGCTTCGACGAAATCGGCGTCCGAAAAAATACGGTTGATTTCCGTATCGTTTTGATAAATGATGTAATTTATTGCCACTGCAATCACCCCTTATTGTCCAGCGCAAACATAACAGCACATACTCCGGAGCCACCAGTTCCACCGGAACGATATGAGCTGCGTTCCGCTACTCCCCCGCCCCCGCTTCCTCTCGCTCCATTTTCAGCAGTGCTAGCAGAATTGCTTTCGCCATTGCCTCCCTTTCCAAAGTATCCGCCACCGCCTCCACCACCAGAAGGACGTCCAGCACCACCGTCTCCACCAGCGCCTCCATAGCCGCCGCCACCGCCGCCGGCGCCGTCACCATTCCCCCCGTCACATCCATATCCTCCGCCCCCACCAGAACTCCCGGATCCACCGCTCCCGCCAAAGCCGTAAGCTGCACGCTTCTGTGTCCCGTTAATAAACGCGTCCGACCCAAAGAGTTTCAATTCGCTTGACCTCGGATATAGTAAATACATTTCGCTGAAAGACTTTGACGTTTTGGAACCAGAGGACCCGTTCCCACTATTGCCGCCTCCACCACCTCCGTAAGTGCCACCATTTCCACCATAGCTTCCGCCCATTGATCCGGTGGTTCCGCCAGTGCCGCCACCGCCTCCATAGCTTCCAGCTCCACCATTGATATAAAAACTGTCCTGTCCACCTCCGCCGCCAGATCCCCCAGATCCGCCGTCTTGCCCGGGCGCTCCAGAACCACCCGGAGCAGAGAGCTTAGAGCCAAAACTCGTTGTTCCTCCATTTCCCCCGGGTGCATTTGAGTAAGTTCCACCAGCACCCCCGGCCCCGATTGCAATTGGAATAGTTTCTCCAGCCACAACGGACACGAAATCTTTCGCGATATGTCCGCCGCCTCCCCCTCCGCCTGCATCACATCCTGCGCCGCCTCCGCCGCCCCCGCAGCAAATTACCAAGACTTGGTCCCCTATGATTCCATTAGGAACAACCCAGTTTGCTGACTCCAGGAACTCAAGGTATCGGACATTCATACCGTTTTGCATACATGTGTTGAAGAACTTCTGCACCGCCTCGTCAATCTTATCCCAGTTGTCGTTCATCATCGTCTTGATGTTGAAGAAGTCGTTCCCATCCGCGATGGGGTCTTTCTTATACAGGTTCAGGTTCGGGGTATAACTGGCCATTTCACGTGCCTCCTTCGGTCATTTTGGAAATTTTCTGCTGTTCCATCTGCGTCAGCCTCATGGCCTGCACATCCGACACGGAGAGGTAGCGCTCCTCCACCGTGACCGCGATCAGGATCTGTCCTCCGGCGTAGACGGTCTGGGGCGTCACCGCTGCCGCCGTGATGCTGGGGATCATCTCACACCACCCGGATGGGGATGCTCCGCCGGATGATCTCCGTCCCCAGGCCGAACTGATAGGTCAGGCGGTAATCCCCACGGCTCTCCGGCTGGATCTCTGCCGTCAGCTGCCACCGTGCCCCGTCGGGGACAGCCTCGCAGGTGCCGGTTTCCGGCGCCTCCTGGGCCTTGGAGAGTTCCCAGGTGGGCTGCACGGGCTCAAAGGACGCCCCGTCCTCCATCCAGAGGACCAGGGTCACCCGCCGCCGCTCTCCCAGCTCCATGATCCGCTCTTTCATCCGCAGCACCTCACAAATCCCATAATTTTGGCCCGCAGGGGGTCCGCTGCGGGAGCGGCGCGCACCGGGTCCTCTCCGGCCGCCGCCGCAAGGGGGTCCGCCCCCAGCATCCTGGCCACGGTGTCATAGTCGCACAGGCTTCCGATGGCCAGGATCTCCACCCGGCAGCACAGCCCCGCCGGGTCAAAGGCCAGCCGGATGGTGGCCAGGTAGCCCACATTCCCCGCCAGGTCTTCCGCCCACAGCTGCAGGGAGTAGGCCCCCGTAGGGGAGGCCGGCACCCAGCAGGTCCACCGGCCATCCTCCGTCGGGGAAAAGAGCACGTCCTGCCCCTGGCAGGTCCCCCACAGCCGGGCAACCATCAGTCGCTCACCGTCACGGTGATCACGTAGGTCTGGCCGGCGTCCACCGGGTTGGGGGCCAGGGTCACCGCCGTGATGGCCGGGGGTACGGTATCCACCGTCACGTTGCGGGTCACCGTAGTGCTCTTCCCCGCCGCGTCGGTGGCCGTCACCGTAATGGCGTTGGCCCCCTCGCTCAGGGTCACCTGGGCCTGGAAGTTGCCTTCGCCGTCCACCGTGGCCGCCACCGGTTCGCCGCTGCCCACCTGTACCTTCACCGTCACCGGAGAGGACGCTTCGTCGTTGGTGATGCCCTGCACCGTGAGGGTGCCCTGGTTGGTCACCAGGCCCTCCGCCGGGGCCGTCACGTTCAGGGTGGGGGGCACCGTGTCCACCGTCACAGCCACCGTGGCTGCGTCCGCTGCGTTGCCGTCATGGTCCGAGACGGTGAAGCGGAACGTGTGGGGGCCGTCTCCCAGCGCCGTGGCAGGGGTGTAGGAACAGGTATAGCCCCCCTCCGTGGCCTCTGTCTGGATGCCATCGGCAGTGGCCGCCCCGCTGTCCACCGAGATCTGGATGGTGTCCGGGTCGATGCCAGAGCCGTCGTCCAGCACCGTCCACGTGATGGTGGGCTGGCTCGAGGGGATGTAAGCCCCGTTGGTGGGGTAGGTCACCGAGATGGTGGGTTTTGTCTTCTCCAGCACCCGCAGCCCCAGGCCGGGGAACTGGGTGACCGTGGCCTGGGCAGTGTTCCCCGCCAGGTCCTTGGCCTCCACCGTGCCGTGGTACTTGTGGTCCTCAGCCGCGCCCCAGCTGGACTCTGCCGGGGCCGTGATGGTGGCCTTGTACTGCCCCGTGGCCCCGTCCAGGGTCAGGTCATAGGTCTGCCCGTTCAGGGTGAATTTCACCGATTGCAATGCCATAGGTTAACCTCCCGCGAATTTATTCATCACCGTAGCGTCCATCTCTGTGAGGGTCATCACCTCATGGACTTCCTTGATCAGCAGATACCGGTACAGGTACTCCAGGATCAGGTGGGCCGGCACATGCCGCTCCAGGGCCGCCTTCAGGTCGTTGATCCCCGCCGGGATCCCTGCCGGGCCCTGGAAGTTCAGGTGCACCACCCCAGGGTCATAGGTAGCGATCACGCCCCCGTCCTTCCAGCTGTCGCAGATGGCCTGGATGGAGGCCAGGCTGGGGGTCTGGGCCGCCTGCCAAGCCGCCTGGATGGCCGCCCGGCGGTCGTCCAGGCTCTTGGTTTCGTCGCTTTCCAGCCCCAGCAGCCACTCATAGTACCGCACCTGCTCCTGGTTGAGTTTGGAGAAGTCGATGAAGTTGTACACCGCTAGGATGCGCTCCGCCATGGTATCTAGGCTGGCCCCTGCCGCCAGGAAGATCTCCTGGACCCAGGGGTCCTCCTGCAGCATCCAGTGGATCTGCCGCAGGGCCCACTCTTTTACCGTCATGTGGTGAGAGACACCTCCCCCAGCGCCGGCACCTGCCGGTCCGTCAGGGGGATGTTGACGCTCCCGCCGTTTACCTGCAGGCCGCTCTGGTCCAGCACCCCCTCCGTGCTGCTCACCACGCTGGAGAGTTGGGCGTAGCTCACGTAGGTGGTGCCCTCTGCGAAGGCGATCTCCCGCAGGTACTCCGTGAGGTTGGCCTTTACCGCTCCCGTTACGGTACCCAGGTCGGCCTCCTCCGCCAGCACGATGGTGGCGGAGACCGAGATCGCCACCTCTGTGGCGGTGGTCACCGTGGCCACCGCCCCGATGGGGGCCTCTCCGGCGCCGTCCCCGTTGTTGTTTGGGTCGATGAGTTCCTGTACCTGGGAGATCAGGCTACTATCCGCAGCCTCCATGGTAGCGTCCACGATGCACACCTCCACGGTGTTGGCCCCCAGGGCCTGGGGAAAGATCCGCACCCGCCCCACGCCGGGCACCGACAGGGCCCAGGCGATGTAGGCCTGCTGGTTGCCGCCGTTGTTGGGGTTGCGAAGGTCGTTGTAGTAGCGCTCCCGGAGTTCGTCGTCGCTCTCCTCATCGTACCCGCCGGTGGCCGGCGCGTCGTTGGTCACCGCGGCGATGCCGGCAATGGCCACCGGCATATAGGTGATGGTGCCCGCCTCCACGTTGCCGCTCTCCCCCGCCAGATAGGCCCGTACCGGGAAGGTGTCCCCCTCGGTGTAGGACCCGTCCGTGGTGGCGTAGAACTCCACCCCGGAGGCGGTGGAAAACAGGGCCCCGGCCTGAATCGTCCCGCTCCCCGTCACCACCCGCAGGGTGGCGGTGGCATAGGTGGCATACCGCCGGGAGAGCCCCCGGTGCTGGAAGATAAACAAGTCCAGCTCCTGGCCGGTGAGGTTTTCCACGTTGAGGCGGCGCTCTGCCACCTCCACGTCACCGTCCAGGGACAGCACCGCCAGGGCAAACGCCCGGGTGAAGTCATAGGCTGGGAAGCCCAAGGTCTTCTGGTACCGGTCGTGGATGGCGTTGAGCATGTCCTCATGGATCTGCTCCAGCTCAAGGGACATAGGTGATCACCTCCGTGCTCTCTCCAGAGGGGTCCTCCAATGTGAGGTCCCCGGTGATGGTTCCGTCTCGGTTCCATTCCAGCTTCCCAATCTCCTGGATGGCAGCGCAGTACCCTGCGCTGTCCAACAGCTGCCGCCGCAGCTCCGAGAGGAGGAACCCGTTGGGCGCCTTGTACCCGATGAGGTCCTGGAGCAGCGCCCCGAAGTCCACCGGGTAGATGGCGTACCGCCGCTGCTTGGTCCGCAGCACCTGCTGGAGCCATGCCTGCACCGCCTCGGTGCCTGTCACCTCCACCGGGGAGCCGCTCTCCATGTAGTACCGGTGGTTGGCCCAGTCGAAAAGAAAGGTCACCCCCATCTCCCGGGGATCCCGTGGGTCCGCTGCCGCCATGGTGGCGGTCTCCAGTGTGTCAAACAACATGTTGTGCCACCCCCGCGATCAGGATCTGTTGGCCTCCGGCCTGCCGGTCAAAAGGGTGCCCCAGCAGGGCCACCGTCTCCCCCGCGCAGTAGGGGGTGCCGTCTGCCTTGGGGATCTGCAGCAGCCGGTCTGACCGCAGCATGATGGCCCCCTCAAAGCAGGAGATGATGGTGGGACCTTCGTAGATGATGGTCCCATCTGGCAGCCGTTTTGGCACCGGGGACAGCACGTCGCCGGTAAAATAGGCGTAATTCTGCGGGTTGTCCCGCTTTTTGAATTCTTTCGCGATCTGGTGTTCCCAGCCCATCACTCTGCCCTCCTCATGGTCATGGTCATCATGTGGGGCGGGCCCAGATCATGGGTCACCGCCTCCACCCAAAACTCGCCCCGGATCTCCGCCAGGTCCACCATCATCCGCACCCCGGCGCAAACCCGGTCCGACCCGTAGGTGGTCAGGGAGAACTCTTCTGTCACTTGATTCTTGCTCAGCAACGTGCTCTTGGCTTTGGCTGCCGCCGTCACGCTGTCCTGGTC